CATGGAACGCAAGACATTTTGAAGATGGATCACAGCATAGCGATCCAGAACTATCACCAAACTTGTCAAACGTTGCCGGCATCGTAGCACAGATCAAGTGGTTGGCTGTTGGTTCACTAGGTGAGAAAAAGATGAAGTCTGTGCTGAATGAACTAAAAGCAAAACTGGAAGAACAAAAATCACAGCGACGTGGTGAGCGGTGGGATTATTGGGTGAAAGCAAAACAAGAACCAGCACAACGTATGTTTGAAAAGGCAACCAAACGCTATTTGCAAGAAGCATCACAAAGATATGCAAGGAGAATCAGAAGATATGTGCGCACAAAGTCTATTATTGATCTGGGTGAACTGGAAGCGATTGCAGAAGAAAAACGCTTGATCTTCAACAGTATTGGTGGAGTATTTCAACGTGTTTGGAATCTAAATGGAACAGCAGAACTTGATGCCATATTTAGGCTTGCAAAAATGCCAAGACCAATGGATCTAATGTTTGGTGGTAACGATATAATGGAAGAATTGATCACCTCATTATCCATGGAGATTTCACGAACGACTGCAAATGCAGTTACTAAATCAATACAAGATGGTTTGATCAACGGTCAAAGCGTTAATCAGATTGCATCGAACATCGATCAAATTGCAGCTTTTGGTGCTGGACGTGCCATGATGATTGCCAGAACCGAATCAACAAGAGCCGTGAACAGATCTGCAGTTGAAGCATACAGGCAAGGAAGTCAGGAAACCGGATTGACTGTGATGAAAGAATGGATCAGCGCAAGAGATGGCAACACACGTGAAACCCATTTGGATTTAGATGGTCAGATCATTGGTGTAGATGATGCGTGGGAAACCATGAACGGTTCCACCATGTATCCATCTGGATTCGGTGATCCGGCAGAAGATATAAACTGCCGGTGTACTGTAGCACCGGTGGTCAAATGAAAAAGGATGGTGAGATGTTAACTGGGTATATCATTGCAAGTTTAGCAGGTTTGATTATTGGTGGCGGTTCTGTGTTGCTTATAAATAAAAAGGCAGATCAAGACATACCACCGGTGGTTGTATCAGATCAAGTTGCTAAAGATCAACAGGAAATAATCAAACAGGTGACCAGTCCAGAGTTGGTTGCTGTTAGTTGTTCACAAAACCATATTGATAAACATGGTGACCTTTTATGCCGTGAAATGTTTTGCAGATTGCAAACCCGTGGAAACGATGCACAAACTTCTGGTGCAGAATGTGAGGAAATATCAAATATTTCAAACACATTAAAAATATTAGATGCCTGTGTGTCATCTGTAGAAGTTGAGGGTGGCACCGATCCTGTTGACGTTTTCAATGAAGATTGCACAAGGCTGTTCAGAGAACGTAAATGATGTTACAATATTCTTTTTTGACAAGAATCCTAAATTGGTGTAAAGTCAAATCATTATTGTAGGTTAATTATGATTCAAAAGTTTGCTGAAATAACAGCCAAAGAAGTTGGCACCGCTTCGTTCATTGCATCTACTGCAAATTCAGATCGATATAATGATGTGATAGATCAAGATTCTTGGATTCTTGATGGATACCAAAACAATCCAGTCATCCTGTTAAATCATCGGCAAGACATGTTGCCCATAGGACGTGCCAAAAATATTGGTGTTGTTAATGGACAACTTGAGATTGATGTGGAATTTGATATGGAAGATGAACTGGGTGCAACAGTAGCACGTAAAGTTGAAGCCGGATATTTGAAAGCAGTATCAGTTGGATTCCAACCACAAAAAGGAATCATGAGATCAGAACTTCCATCGGACCATAAAGCATTTGGGAAATCTGGAATGTATTACAGCGATAATGAATTGCTTGAGGTTTCTGTGGTAACGATACCGGCAAATTCTGAAGCGATTGCAAAGAACTTTACACCTTTGCAAGAGATGATCAGACAGATGGTGAGAACAGAACTATTGTCAAAACCGGCAACTCAACTTGAACATGTCAAACACATTCTGGATATAGAAGAACAGGCAGATAAATTCATTGTGTCTTTTGCCAAGATGGATAAAGAACCAGAAGAAGTTGAAGAAGTCGAAGAAGTTGAAGAAGTCGAAGAATCTGGATATGGTCACGATGATGACGATGAAAAAGACAAAGACTTTTATGACGATGAAGAAGAAGATGAAGAAACCAACATTAAATCATTAATCAAATACTTACTTTCATAAGGACAGGAGAAATCCCATGGAATATACAAACCCAAAGCAAGCACGTGAAGCGTTAAACAACTTGATTGTGCGACAGCAAAATGCTGAAGAAAAAATGAATCAATTTGATTCTAAAGTTGAAGAACTTAAAAAAATCCAAAAGGCTTTAGTGGAGAACAATCAGCAAAGTGTTCAACCTATTGGTGATGATTCAATTCTGTCACGTTATCGTGAAGAAGATGGATCGATTGTTCTAAAAAATAAGACAATCAAAAAAAGTATTGAGGGACGTGGATCTGTACCTGTACAGCAAGAAGGTTTGTTGGATGCAAGTGTTCCAGCCAACGACTGGCATGCAGAACTTTTAGACATGACCCAAAAGAGAACTTTGGCACGTCTATGTATGCGTGACCCATACACACCAAGGGCAGATGCAAATTTGTACAAGCATCTAATGAAAGCACCCAAGGTCATTCTTCCAGCGATTCAAAGAGCATTCAATGATGTAGCCGGAACCGGTGCGGAATTCATACCAGATGAATTTAGTTCTGATTTGTTTCAATCGTTCCAACAGCGTGGTGGATTGCGTCAGTTATTACAAGTTCAAGAAGTAGAAAGAAACACCTTGCTTTTGCCTAGAATGGATCGTGGTTCACGTCCATACTTAAAAGGGCAGATCACTTCTAATGATCCGGCATTATATACTGCAAGTGATGTGGCAACAAGTCAAAAATCAATCAGCATATCTGGTTTGGCATCACGTATTATTGTAGACGATGCAGCTAGTGAAGATGCAGCTTTTGCTATGACATCACTTCTTCAAAATGTTTTAAGTCAAGACATCGAAGATGCCTATGAAGATGCAATTATTAATGGTGATACTACTGGCGCACAAGATGCTTTGGCTTCTTGGAACATTCGAGATCGATGGGGCACCGTTGGTCTAGGTACAGCATCTGATCATCGTCGTTTGTTTCATGGTTTAAGAAAGCATGCCTTTGATCGTTCATCTACACATGACATTGCAGCTGCTGGTGCGACCACCCTTGAATATGCTGATTTGATCACCATGCTTGGTAAAATGGGTGAATTCGGTGTGGCTGATAAAGTCATTGTGGTGTCTCCAGAGGTTATGGTGTCTGGTATTATGAACATGACTGAAACCAAAACACTTGATGTGTTTGGAGCAAATGCAGCTATTCTTAAAGGACAGATCGCAAGTGTTATGGGTATCCCCATCATCATGTCACGATTCCTTGGTGCCGATCTAAATGCATCTGGTAAATATGACAACGTGACCAAAACCAAATCTGGTGTTTTGATCTTTGCTCGTGAATCTTACTATCAATATTTGCGACGTGGCATACTAGTAGAAACACAAAAAGACATCCGTGCTGGAGCCATTGAGATCGTTGCTACTTTACGATCTGTGATGGATACACCAGACAAAACAGACAAGAAAAATGTTGTTTTCGGTTACAATAGTTCATACTAATTTAGGAGTTTATAATGTCAGATAATAAAACATACAGGCTATATTGTGAAGCAGTCAAAAGCGCATCACTAGGTAGTTCTGGAACTTTAAGAAATATCCCATGCGATCGCAATGCAAAACTTGCTAGTGTGGTGATTTGTTCAAGAGCAGGTATAACTGCAAACAATACTAACTACTCAAAATTGCAGATCAAAAAAGGATCAGATGTTTTGTTTGAGCGTTCTTTTCAAACAGACGATCTTGCAGCTGTAACCAATGAAGCGTTGGCACCCTTGCTTGATTCAACAGTATCTGCTACTGATGAACTGATCGTGCATTATGCTCATAATGGTACAGGGTTGGCAATCGATCTGGATTGTTTGTTGGTATTTGAATTGGCGCGTGGATAATGTATGTCGTTAGTATCAGTTGCGACTCTAAAAGAGTATTTAACCGAAATCGGTGCAAACACCGGATCTGATACTGAACTGCAGAACATGCTGAATCGTGTTGAAGCCGTTGTGGCAGAATTCCTTGGTTTTCCAAAGCCATCGAGTTCCACCACAACGGCTCAACTTTCTCAAACCACATACACGTTATATTTTGATGCACCGACAGATAGTGACAGAACCGTTTTACAGTTAAACGTTAAACCGATCAATTCTGTTGCATCTGTACACAGCGATGTTTTAAGAGTCTATGGAAGTGACACCGCTTTAACACTTTCAAATATTGAGATAGACAGCATCAACGGTCGATTGATAATCAAGCCATCAAAGCCAGATACATTTTATCGTGGATTCAGAGCAAACAAAGTGGTTTGCAATGCCGGTTTTGCATCTGCTCCACCGGCATTAGAGCATGCCATTTGTGTTTTGTGTTCACATCTACAACGAGCAAAACAAAGCCAAGGAAAAGAAACCATGGCTCTTGCCGGAATATCTGTGAATCTATCATCCAGAGTTATACCAGAAGAAGCAAAACAAGTTCTGTGGCAATTTAGAATGCCACGATCAATCTTATAGGTGACAACGATGCTTGGTGAAGAATTTGAAAAGATGATGAATGATCGTGCAAACACATTTAATCGTGACTTTAAAAAAGGACTGCACAAATTCAAGTTTGATCTGGAACGACGTGGTAAAAAAACAGCCACACAGGATTTCTACCAACCAACAACACGTGCCGGTTTTGAACGTGACTACAAATTGACTGGTAGGTTGCGATCCAGTATTGTTAGTGGATTCATAGACACCAGAGATGGGTTTGGGATTGCCTTGCAAGCCGGTGGAATGTCACGTGGTGGTGTGGTAGACTATGCAGATGATCTTGAGTTTGGAACAAGTGGCATAAAGCCATTCTTTTTCCTTGGCAGATCAGTCAAAGAAGAACAAGAGAACTTGCCAGACTTTTTAAGAAAATTGCTAAAACTCCAACTGTCTCCATCTGGAATCTGAAATGCCCACACCAATCATAGTAGAAACATGGAATGCGTTGGCAACTAGATCAGCACATGATTATTCTGGTGGTGGAGATTATAGTGGTCTTGATATGTCTTTGGCTATTTACAAAGGGCGATTTGCAGAAGCACCGGCTGTTCCTTCTGTTTATATTGGTTATATTTCTCAAACTCAAGAGAATGGAACAACCTTGACAAGATACCAAGGCACCATGACTTTTCAACTTTACTGCTTTGCAAGTGGTTCAAGTAACTATGATCGAACCGTTAATGCTGTGAATCTTGGTGCAGATGTGCAAAACAGAATACTAGAAGATAGAACTTTGGGACTAACTGCCGGAAGAATTGACAACATCGTATTCCAATCTGCAACAGTTGATGGTGATCGCTATGGATTCAATCAAGTTGGTGTGTGTATATTACAGGCAGAAATTAGTTTTGTGTCAGATAGAGGTTTGTGATGGCTTTCTGGTTTAATGAAGAATATATTTATAGGAAATCTATAACGCTTGACTTTAGCACCACCAACAGTATACCGGCAAACCACGATGTGGAAATCACCGTGCCATCTGATTGGGATCTGTTTTGGGATACAATCAGATCAGACTTTCTGGATGTAGTTGTGACAGATGCCAATGGAGTTGTGCAACAATTCCAGAGAAAAGCCGGTGCAAACTATGCAAACAAAAATTTGGTTCTACAACTTGATAACATCCAAGTGCCCGCACCGAATAGTTTGGTGCAATTCTTTGTATATTATGGATATGCAACTGAATCAACAGATCGATCTTCTTCTATAACGATCAGCACACCAAAAAACGGATACATTTTTCTGGGTGCGCCTTTGGCACGTATTGTCGATGGGTATGGATTGGTGCCAACAGCAAACGCACCCACAACTACATTTGTGAAACAGACAACAGAAGAAATTGATGTGTTCTTTTCATTTCGTGGTTTATTAGAGACAAGAACAACAGAAAGCAACGGAAGATTGCTTTTTGAAGAAGTTGAATTTGTTATCGTTAATTCGTTAGATAGTGGTGGAAGCAATAGTGATTCACGTTATGACCTTGCATCCACAAGATTCCTAGGTGGATATGTTGTGGCACGTGCAAAAGGTGGTGCTAACAATACTGACTATGCGTTTCTTGTTAGGTTATCTACAACAAACAAACAGATTTATGATATAAGATGTTTAATGAAAACTAAAGATTTATTGCCAACCTAGGAGATTGACATGGCAGCTGTATTAACTGGGCATGGTGCCTTTATAAAATATGCAAAAGAATCAACATGGGGTGTGGCTGTATCCACAACCATATCAAACAGAATCAATTCTGTTTCAATTCAGAAAGTACAGGAACGTGGTCAAAAGGCTAATTTGTCTGTACCGGCAAGTGGTGTGCTGGGTGGATTGTATGACGGATTTTTGAGAGTTGAGGGATCTATCGAGATGCCTGTGATGTATCAAGGATTGGGTTTGCTATTTGAAATGGCTTTGGGAAATCTAGCCAACAGCGGAACGGGCCCATACACTAATGAATACACACCAGATCTGTCATTGCCATCTGCAACTCTTGAGGTGCAACGTGGTACTGGTATAACCAACCAAAAAGAACGATTTACAGGAATAAAAATTAGCACCTTGGCAATCAGTTGTGAAGCCGGTGGTGAGATGACTGCCACTATTGACTTTATTGGAAAGACCTCTTTGGCACGATCTGCAAACATCACAAGTTCTTTTGGCACAGGCACATCTGTTCTTCACTTTCATGCTAGTCAGTTGAGTTTTGATGGAGCAAATTATGATGTGAGAAGTTTTACTTTTACTGTCAACAACAATCTGGAACGACGTGATCTGTTAGGTAACAAGGAAACAGGTGAACCGGCTGTGGGTGATGTTAGAACAATAACTTTAGAAGCCACGTTGGATATAGAGAATGATGCTTTGCAAACTGCTTTCATAGCCGGTACACAAAGTGATGTGCGTTTGGAATTCACAAGTGGGGCTGATCGGATTATATTTGATTTAACAAACGCAATCATCACAGATCATTCAGATCCTGTTAATGCGTTTGGACGTGTAGAAAGAACCTTAACTTTCACAGGACTTGCAGACAATGCAAATGTGGGTGGAAAGATTACATGTGTTAACAGCGATGCCACAGGAATAGGAAATTAGATGAAATTTATACAAAGGATTCAAGAAGTCACCACAGTTGATGTTACAGCGTTTGGTGGTCAAGTTATTTTTAAAGTCAAATCACTGTCACCGCTTGAAGCGGAAGCAGCTGGTTTGGCTTCTTCTCTTGTAGCGTCAAGTGTTTTAGATGTTAACGAGATAAAAAGAATTGCAAAACAAAAAGACATCTTTGAACGTGTTGAAAGTGAAGATGCAACTGAACAGGATCTTGAACAGTTGCTGAACATCATGCATGGTCTAGATCCAACAAAGTTCAAGCATATTGAAGATCACCAAAACAAAATATTGAAACAGGTTGTGACACAAGCAAGTGAAGATCAAGGTGTAACATTTCAAGAGATCTTGTTGGTGGATAATGCAGAAGATGAAAGCTGGGAAGATCAGCCACCAAGACTTTGGTGTGGTCATATCCAAAAAGAAGATCGTGATTCTATTATTGAGGTGGCTTTAAGTGCGCACAAGGAGGTGACCAAACACCTGCAAACCTTTCAGCAAACTGGATGAATCATATTTGCATCTTCTTGATGTTGTTGGCAGATCGTATGGAACGCCACCAAGTGAACTAAGACAAATGGAATGGGCTGATCTTCTATTCAACTATTATTGCATTCAAACACGTGCGTTAAGAATCAAAAAGAGTCTGAACAAACAGAAGAACAAAAAAGGCATGATCTTTCCAAATATCTCGATTGGTGACATGGTTGATCTGTTGTGATAGGATAATAGTATGGCAAATGTAGTAAAATATATACTGGAAATCAACAGCAAAGATGCCCAGCAAGGTCTTAAAAAAGCCGGCAAGGAAACAAAAGACCTAAGCAAAGACATGAAAAAAGCAGAACGATCTGGTTTGGATATGGCATCCAAAGTTGGATCTGCTGTTACTGGTCTTGCAGCTGGTATTGGATTGATAAAAGGTGCGTTCTCAACATTAACAAACGTTATTGAAGATACAGCCAGAGCAAGTTTTGAACTATCACGTTCTGTGGTTGATAGTGTTAATGAACTAAACGATTTGAATGCTGTTAGTGCTTTATCAGCACAATCTATTCAAGCAATTACACAGGCATTTGTTGGAAGCGGTCAAAGTGCATCTTCAGCTGCATCTTTTATTGCAAGATTTCCAAAGGTGCTTGCAGATCTTGAAGTGGGTGCAGCTCGTGCCACAGAAGCAGCTGAACAGTTAGGTGTTAGTGTTAGAGACTCAAGTGGCAACATGAAATCTGCAGATGTTATTCTGAAAGAAATGATTGGCAGATTGCAAGCCGTTGAAAACGATACAAAAAGAACCACAATTGCTTTTACTTTGTTTGGACGTGGTGCTGGTCAACTCTTGCAAGCATTTGGAAAGACTGCAGAATTTGAAAAGTTTCTGGAATTCACAGAAAAGTTTGGAGTAAAGACGGGTCCAGAAGCAAGTGCATCTGCAGCTAGATTTCAGGAAATCCTAAGTGCTTTGGAAATAACGACTGGACGTGCTAAGCAGGCATTTGTTGAAGCGATAGGTGGGATCGGATTTTTCAACAATTTGATGTTCAAAGGTGTGACGTTGCTGGTGGCTTTTACAACAGCCATGGAAAATAACAAAGATGAAGTGAGCGATTTTGCAAATGCTCTTGTGAATCTTGGTTCAGAAACCTTTGGTTTCTTTCAGTTCATGTTGATGAAGTTCAACAATATTGTGGCAGAAGCGGTTGCGTTTCTGACCATGAAGTTGTTAACACCGGCATTTGCTCTAAATAAATTGGGATTGATGTCTGATGAAACATTCCAGAAGATGGAACAACTTGGAATGAAAACCAACGAAGCCGGTTTGGCTCTTGAAAATGTTGTGGCTGGTGTTAATGATTCAATAACAAAAAACACCGATAAAGCAGAAGAAGCCGGCAATATTTTAGAAAGTATTCTGTCTGGGATTGATAAAGAATCCGATGATTTCAAAGATCAGTTAGAAGAATTGGCTAAAAGCATGGACACAGCAAACCAAGCAAGTGCTGATCTAACAGCCCAGAATAATCAAATATCTGGAAGTGCAAAACGTTTAAATTTTGCCATGGATTTTGTGTTAAAAACCATGGATACTTTTGATGAAACTCCACAAGCAGTAAGAGATGCACAGGAAAATGTTAGAAGACTTGAAAACTCCTTAAAAGCATTTGCAGAAGCAGGATTTTTAGAAGATGATTTTTTCAACGTTACTGCAAGAGAACAACTGATTGAAGCACAGAAAAGGTTAGATCAAGCAATACAAGATACAACAGAAACTGTTGAAAAATCAGCATCTAGTTTAGAAAAGTTTAGTTCTAAGTTCACAAATTTTATTAGTAAAATATCTGATCCAAGTTCACTTCTTGCCGGCATTGTTGCTGGTAAATTTGCAACTAAATTAGGTGACTTAATTACAAAAGATTTACTGCCAGCATTTTTAAAATCGGATGCCAGATCAAAATTAGGTGGTGCTGGCACAGTTATTGGTAAAGGCATTCAAGGACTTGGTGGTGCTGTTGGTGCCGTGGCACCAGTTATTGGTCCTCTTGTTGCAGTTGTTGGTGCCCTTGAAAAATTAGGACAATCGACACCAAAGGATTTAAGAAAACAATTTGATGATTTTGTTAAAAACTTTAAACGTGGTGCCAAAATATTGCCAATACTTCTTGCTGATATATTGCCAAGATTTATTGCACAAATGGTTGTGGCTATAGTAGAAGCCGGCATCAATTTAGCATTTCAATTACCACGTGCAATTAGAGATGGATTGTTTGATTTTGTTATTTTCCTTGGCAAGGAACTTAAAAAATCACTGTTTGGTTGGTTCGAACGTGTATCAAATTTTTTCAGTAACTTTGGTGAATTTTTTAATAACATATTCACCAGAGAGGGTCGACGTGAAAACAGGCAGAAAGTTTTAGGCTTTGAAAGTGGTGGAAGATTTGTGCCCAGTACCGGTTTGCGATTCACCGGTGCTGATGATGGATTGGCGATGCTCCACCGTGGTGAAACCGTGGTGCCAGAGTCAAACAGAAGAAGTCAAGCGGTTGACAGAACCATGAACAGTATGACCGGTGGCGGTGTCACAGTTGTTGTAAATGCAGAAATAGTTGAATCAAACGCAATCGATGAACTTGTGCGACGGATAGAACAACGATTCCAAGACTTTGGTGGCGCACGATCAACCTTGTTTGGAGTATGACATGGGAAACCCTAAATTTTATTTTTTCCCAGAACCAGACGGATCAAACAAAGTCACTATTGATCTTGGTGAGGGACTTGCAGAATTCTTCTTTGATTTTGAGGTTGAAAGAAATACAGGTGTGGCAATGGATGGTGCTATGTATCGTGCAACCACAACACATAGACAGATAATTACAATACAGCGTGACCGATTCACAGCCGGTGAAGATTTAGCCATTAAATTTGCAGCTTTGCAGAATCATCTAGATCGTGGCTTTAGTTGTGCGTTTGCTGTTGATAGTTCAAAAGCATGGGCATATCCTATAACGATGCCACCAGTTGGTGGTATGCTAAATATGGCTGTCCATGGTGACCCATTCCGTGGCATGATCGGTGGTACAGTTAAACCAAGTGCAAATGACTACTGCACCGTGATTGCTCAGAATCCAGAACTAGTGTATGAACAAAATAAAATCAAATCAACATTCAATAATACAGCATGGGTAACTGCAAATGGTGGAACACTTCAACTTGAAAACAGAATGGCATTCACATATTCTGCACCAACTTTTATAACACATTACAGATACTTCCCTGTTTTGAAAAGACCAAATGCTGATGTTGGTCAAAACATAATTACTAATGAGGGTGGCAGATTGTTTAGCCTGTCATTGCGATTAGTTGTGGACACAGCACAAATGTTTGCATTTCATCCAGATGTTGATCAAAGTGCCGGACAGGCAAACAGTTGGATAGAAGAATCTGGTTTGGCAACGATTGGACCGGCTGTGGGACAGGCAACTTTAGATCGTCCAAATCCAAGTGGAGTTGTGATCGATATACGACAAGAAGGTCAGACAATACCACAATTGCGACGACCTTGGTGGGCATAAAATGGGATGGTCAAATGCGTTTATTTCTGAACTATACAAAACAACGATTCAACCAGTATTTGAATTACGTTTTCATGATCTGGGCAATGGGATTGGGCGTGATTATAGCGTTTATAGTCATGGCACCGGCAACCTAAAGATCGCAAGATCTGGTGTGAATGTTAGCGGTGTAACTGTCACACCAAGTTCTTGGAACGTATCATTTGGTGGGTTTTCAGTTAGATTAGTTGGTGACAGCACAAATTTATTTTTGGCAGTTCAAAAAGGTTCTTTTGCTTCTTTATATTGTAAATTGGGATCAAGCAATTATGAACGTATTGCAATAGGTCAGTTAAAGGCAATACGAAGAACAGGTGTGTCAAAAGAACTTTTTTTGCAGTTTGTTGATCTGTTATCTGCATTGCAGAACACAGTTAATAGTGAGATCGGTTCTTTTCCATCTTTATCAACTTTGAACCCACCACAACAAGATTGGTTCTATGAACTTGGAACATTTACACAGTTAACAAGCAATTGGACAGTTGGTGATTCATCCATGGCTGTAACAAACACAACTGCTATAAGACGTGAAACAGGTCAAAATGGAATCATTAAATGTCAAAGCAACTCCAGCAGTGATCCGTTCTTTCTGGAATTCAATAATACAACAGGAACCAGTATATCAACAACACCAAACAGCGGAACGGCTGTTTTTCCGTCAATCACATCTGCATATAATTTGAACACCTCGACTGGTTCATTTGTGACTAGGTGCGCACAACTTGACGATCATCCTGTTGATATGATTGGCAAAATATTAGAGTCAACAGGGACAGGTGGCAATGGACTATATGACACACTTCCATCTGCTTGGAGTATCGGTGGTGTGTTTGGATCTGGTTTGTTTGATTATAATGATGGACAAACACAGAAAAGTCTGATCAGCGGATCAGCCACAACAAACTACAAATGGCGATTGGTTCTGGATTCACCACTTAATCGTGGTTTTCGGTCTATACTAGATAAATCAAAAGAAGTAGGACAATGGGCAGTATTTAGACAGGGATCAGTAAGTTGGAGAAGTTGCACCGATCCAAATACTGCACCATTTGTTGCTGGCAAATTACAGAACAGAGATATTTTTGCAGTTATTGCCCATGATATATTTGATCCAAATCAATCAAATATATATCCAATAAGCAAATTAGAATATTCAAGTTCAATACCTTTAAATTCATTGTATCGTCACAGTATTGGTCAGACTTCTGGACGGGTCTCAAGTCTGCCTGCAAGCCGTGAAATAATTAGATCAGCACAAACATTATATTCTCCAGACACTAATGAATCCGATCTGGCTTTGGCAGATCTGACTCGGATGGCAAAATGGGATCACTTCACTTATGAGCGCGTGACTTTAAGATGCAAAATGGTGACTGCACAATTTGTTGCTGGTGATATTTTAGAATTAGATACAGATTTGATTCAAGGTTTGAATGGAAACTATCGAAATACACAAGGAATGGTGGTGGCATCTGCATTTGATTTTTCTACCAATTCCAGTATGATACAAATATGCGTGATTAGTGGTGAGCGGTGATGTTGGAAATTAGAGGTGATGAAAGACCCAAAATATTGGATGCTGTTGACAGCCATGGATTCTTAACCTTTGATGGGAAGTGGGATCTGAATCTTATCGGCTTGCGCACACCTAATACAGAAGCAAATTTGTTTGATGATTTTCTATTTGTTGTTTGTAGGGATTCTGAAAACAAATGGTGTACATGGGTTTTGAGGTGTACAACAGATGCTGGCACATACTGGTTGCGCAACCCATCTCGTGTCGATGGCACAGCCATTCTAGTTGACCCACAGCAATGTCGTTCCGCATATCAACTAGATCTGCATGCCGGTCGATATTTAGCATTATGTCAAAGGAAACCTGTCAAGGTTTGGAGAGATGCAAACCGTGATGAAATACTGGATCGATATGGGGCAGAACACGTTGGTTATTTTGGTATAAATATTCACCGTGCAAGTCAAACAAGAATCGTGAATGAAGTGGAAAGATACAGCGCTGGATGTACTGTGATTCAAGATTTTGATGAGTTTGATTTTTTGTTGAGTCTTTGCAAAAAGCAAATTGCCGTGCTAGGATATGACAAATTCACGTATACTATAATTAAAGGTGAACTGTCTGATTTTTGTGAGGAAGAACCATAATGGAAGAACACATGCTAAATGCTTTAATGCAAGGTGGTTCAAATGTTGCTTTTGCGATGTTTCTGCTTTGGCAATACAAAGAGCAACAAAGGCGATCAGATAAGAGAGAAAAGGATCTGCGTGATCGTTATGATAAAGTTATTGTGGATTTACAGTCACGTGAAGATAAAATGCGGGAAGAAGTCGTTAAAGAAATATCAGATCTTGACAAACGCATGTCACTTCTTGAACAATCACTGCAAAATATACAAAGTATTGTTGAGGAAATCAAAAGGCAATTCGTGACAATTCGCAATTAAAATAGTATACTGTAATTGCATTTTACACCTTAGAACCTCATGTGCAACGGTCAGCCACATGAGGTTCTATTTTTTTAGTTAAGATTGAATGCCCAATAACCAAGATTCATAAGAATTGGAACCCATAAAGGAGCAAAGACAAAGACCATGACAGCCGTGGTTGGTACTTCTTGATCATTCATTCTGCACCGCCATTCATATCAAAGCAGAATTCAAACGCTTGATGTAATTCATGTTTTTCATTAGTTGGAACCATTTGTAATAAGTCACAAAAGATCAATCTTGCTTTTGCACGTCCAATCCTTTTTATTGACTTTCTCATTAATTTAGTCCAAATTTGTTTTTTTCTATACGATTCAGATGGCTGTTTCATTTGTACACCTTTTGGTTAATTGTTGTTATCGAGTTTTTATGCTCTTGACATGAGTATAGCACACAAGTAAGAAAAAATGGCGTTTTTATTCATTATATTTTTTCTTGATAGTCTAAGCAATTTGGTGTATCTTAAAACGAACACCAAAAATGATGAGGTAAATATCATGGCAATTCAAATTACATCCGAACAAATTAAAGCGCAAAACATTATCACTTCTTTGCTAGCTGCTGATGCAGTTAACGCATCTAAACTTGATCTAACAGACAACTATACATTTTCTGGTGCTGTTGGTGTACCAACACCATCTGCAGATGGACATGCAACCACAAAAGCCTATGTGGACAACTTGATCGCTGGATTGCATTGGAAAGATTCATGCCGTGTTGCAACCACAGCTGCATTAGTTGCTACGTATAACAACGGATCATCTGGAGTTGGTGCAACTCTAACAGCAAATTCAAATGGTGCCATATCCATCGATGGAGTTGGACTGCAAGCAGATGATCGTGTGCTAGTTAAAAATCAAGCAGTAAGTGATCGAGAACAAAATGGTATCTACAAAGTAACGACGGTGGGTGCTGTTGGTGCTCCATTTGTACTAACGAGAACCGATGATGCAGACACAGTTGCAAAGTTAAACCATGCAGCTGTTTTCATTCGTGAGGGATCTGCAAATGCAGATGCCGGCTATACACTTGAATCAGATGGTGTTAGTGCTATCGGAACAAGTGATCTAGTATGGGCACAGTTTTCTGGTGCCGGTTCCATAACTGGTGGGAATGGAATTTCTAAGACAGGCAACACAATCGCTGTTGATCTTGCATCTGATCCTGCTTTAGAATTTGATGGTGGTGCATTGCGTGTCAAAGTCGATGGTTCTACTATTGCACGTGATTCAAGCGGTGTAAAAATCGCAAACGATGGTGTGGGCACCGCTCACATTGCAGCTGCAGCTGTTACTCAAGCAAAGTTGGCAAATAACGCTGTTGGTTCTTCACAAATTGCCTCTAATGCAGTTACTTCTGCAAAAATCACAGATGCAAATATCACAACTGCAAAAATTGCTGATAGTGCTGTGACATCTGCCAAAGTTGCAAACGATGCAATCACAACTGCCAAGATTGCTGATGATGCAATTACAAGTGCAAAAATTGCTGATAATGCAATTGCCAATGCAGCTTTATTTGATGCCAGTATTCTTGCTGGTGGTCTTAAAAAGAATGGTGCCGGTTCTGCATTAGAAGTAAATGCAGATGATTCAAGTATTGAGATTAACGGATCTGGACAGATCGCAGTTAAAGCAAATGGAATCAGTAACACCGCATTGGCTGGTGGTATTACAGCAAACAAGTTGAATCTTTCTGGTGGTCTGGCAAACGATGGTGGGTCACTTGCTATTGCTTCAAATGTTGCCGGCAACGGTTTAACATTAACAGGTCAAGTATTGTCTGCTGATCTTGATGGTGCCACTTTAAGTGTTGGTGCAGATGGTTTAAAAATCACCGACGCTGGTGTGAACACCGCACAGTTAACTGATAATGCTGTAACAACTGCAAAAATAACCGATGCAAACGTGACAGATGCAAAGTTGGCATCTAATGCTGTAACAACTGCAAAAATTAATGCTGGCGCAGTAACAGATGCAAAGTTGGCAAACAACGCTGTAGTAACAGCCAAGATCAATAACCTTGCTGTAACAGGTGCAAAAGTTGCTGATGGAACTTTGACACTTGGAAAGTTGGCATTTGAATCACGACAGGAAAAATTCACCGGTGATGGTTCACAGACCAACTTTGATCTGGCAAGAACATCTGCCGGTTTGGATTCAGTATGCGTCTATCGAAATGGACTACGTATGGAAAAAGCCGGAAGTCCAAGTGATGCCGATCAATATTCTGTTGCCAATAGTGGTGCTGGTTCTGTTGGACGTGTTACATTTGGTGTGGCACCAGATTCTGGTGACATTATTCTTGTTGATTATCTTGGATAATGATTGTTAATTGATTCCCTTATGTCCCTGTGACATCCTACCTTTGATCCTGTCGGTTTATCCTTTGGCTGACAGGATCTTTTTTTATGCTTGATTATAATCTACAAATAGATAATCAGATGCCTGTGGTGTAAATGTGGTGCTAAATGTGGTGCCGTTGATCACCGTTATTGTTTCACCCAGTTGTTGTCTGATTCCGTTCCAATATACTCGAATCGAATCACCATCAAAGGCTTCTTGAACCGTAAACGATTGTGCAGAACCGTTGCATTGTGCAGACAAATTCTGTTGTTTCATATCACCTCCACCTGTTGGTGTTGTTGCCGTTCCACCTTGGCTATTGAATGGGTCTATCAATCCCATGTTAATACTCATACGTGATCAAGACTTGATCCATGGTTGCTGTCTGTGCGTTAAGTTGAAAAAGCAGATATATCTTATTTTCATCATTTGCCGGCATTATTGCATCCGGTCTATATGACGCACATTTGATTGTTGCTGTTGTGCATCCCTCAAAATTCACAGATTCAGTTGAAGTTATGATCTGCTGATCGCCTTGTGGATCTCTTGATGCAACCATTTTGATTTTTGTAGCTGCAGAATGGACACCAGAAAGTTGTACAGCAATGATGTTGACCTTAACCAAAAAATGTTCAACGTCCAGATCAACCTTATACCAACCTGTGGAATCCAGAGATCCACTAATATTTTCAATCAACTTTCGCCCAAACATGATTCACCTCAAACTCTTTACAATATAACAGTTTTCAAGGTTTATACTGGGATCAATAGATCAAATAATCTCACACAATCTTCAGCATCTTTGGTCGCTGTATGATTATTCTCTAATGACCAGCCAAGGAATCTTCGAATGTTATCAAGTTTCATGCTGTTACAGCCACGTGGTTTTAGGTGAATAAATGCCAAACTTACTGTGTCTATAGTCCTATAAGGTAAGTTCTGATCTACTCCATAACGCTTTAAGAAGTGACGGATAAAGGATGCATCAAATTTGACATTATGTGCAACCAGCGCAGTTTCACTTGTGCCATATAAGAATCGTGCCATACGTTGTGCTGCTTCTTTTGGTTGTACAGCATCGTGCCACTTTTCAGATGTATAACCATTAACAGCCATGGCTTGACTAGATGCCTTTGACAGATCATCATCTGTTGGTGCGATCTTCATGTATAGCCTTGCCACCTCACGTCTGTTCTCATGTTTAATTCCACAGAACTCTATAATCGTGTTTTTCTGGGGTGATAGTCCGGTGGTTTCACAGTCAACAAAATAAAGAATCATTGGATCTCCTTGGTTATTCATAGTATACTGTGATTGTCCGACAAACTCAAACAAGAGGTGTTAAATGTACTATGGGTTATTATATCATTCTGACCATAAACGACTGAAATCATTGAGCAAATCAATGATTCTTGTTTATACAACTTTAATCAGCCATGGAGGTAAAGATCGAACGTTTACAGGCAGTCAGTCAAAACTTGCAACCATATCTGGTGTGAGTCTTGGAAGCGTCAAACGTGCGTTGAAATTCTTTGAGAATCAAAACTGGTTGACTTCTTCTGACTACTACCAGATCAAGAGATATGTGCTAACGATAGATCAAAGCCTTGAACCAGCCATAGTCCATAGCCCTGAACCACCGACGATTAAAAAGGTAGATCAAAGCCTTGATCCATCTATAGTCCAAATGGATGATCTACCTATAGATCAGAACTGTGATCCACATGTATTAAATAATAATAAAGAACTAATACAATTACATGACATGACAAAAGAACAAAAGCAGTTCATTAACTTTGTTGAAAGATGGCAACGGTTAAACGAATGGAGTGATGATGTTCCTTTGGATGCATACACAGTCCTGTGTGAGCAAACCAATAAGGTCGATCACTTTACCGAGTTGCAGATCGTTGATTCTTGGTTGATGTTACAGCACCATAATGAAACTGGCAGATGTTGGAAACATGGATGGTTTAACCGTTTACAGTCATGGTTTATACGTGAGCAGAAGCAAGGTGGCAGAAAGGGTTTGAATCTTAACAAGTTACAGAGATACTTCTTGAACTTTTCGGTGACGGATTCACACACCGATGACCCACCGATTTTTACTGAAGAAGAAGAACAGCCCCACTTGGTGTTAGTAGAAGAACCACCGGTGGATGTTGATGACATGATTGAACAGGCAAAACACAATCCGACGCTGTATGCCATTTTACAATCACAGGGATTGGTATGAATAACAAAGTAACATTCAGAATAGATGACCAGACTTTGGATGACTTGCGACTGATTGCAGATCAAAAGGGGATCACTTTATCCAAGTTAATTAGAGAAATATTGAAAGCAAATACTAACAAGATGGTGAATCAATATGAATAATATGAATTATCTAAATGATGACTGTTTGAATGCCATGGATAGATTCATTGCTAATGGTATGAGATATGACTGCATTTTTACCAGTCCACCCTATAATTCAAAAAGGTTTAAGAAGTATGACAATTTCAAAGATGAGTTCAAATGTTACTATACCTTTTTGAATGAACTAACTGACAAAATGCTGAAAGTATCAGACAAGGTTATTCTGAATTTACAGGCAAACTATTATAATAGATGTGATGTGTATAAGTTCATTGGCAACTACAGCAAGAGTATTCAAAGAATTATCATTTGGAACAAACGAAATCCAGCACCAAGTTCCATGCGCAATAGATTAACTAATGCACATGAATACTTTCTTATATTGACCAATGGGCAAACGATTCAAACCAATAGTGTTTATGTCAAAGACGTTATTGAATACCCAGTTAATTCCACAAAAATATCTGGACACAACGCTGTTATGAACAAAGATGTGTGTGAGTTCTTTATTAGTGAATTCACAAATCAAAATGATCATGTTTTGGATGTCTTTATGGGTAGTGGCACCACCGGTATTGTTTGTGTAGATCTGGCAAGAGATTTCACCGGAATAGAGATCGATCAACAATACTTTGAGAATGCAAAGAATAGAATCAATCAAAGAATGGATCATAAAAGGATCGTGCAGTTAAGTTTGTTCTGAATATATGAGTTATTTGAGGAATAAACTGGCACGTTTTTATTCCTCCATGATATACTATATATATAGCAATAAGGCTATTCTAAGAGGTGTAAAATGAAATACAAAGATTGGTTGGCACAAATAGTAGAATATCGAGTGGAAGATCGTGGATCGTTTGTAACAGAAACTGGTAAGAAGTATCCAGACTTTCGTGTGGTCATGTATATTGATGGAGAATGGGAAAACGAGTGGGATAATGGATGGAGTGAAAAAGAAGCGAAAGCCATTGCTGATCGTGCAAACACAAACGATCCACGATCTTTAAAAAACAATAAACAACAAAATAATGAGGTGTAAAATGAAATACAGACTGGCAGAAGATTGGTTGGCAAGAGAATATGTGGAATACTATAGTTTTTTCGTCAATCTAACCATGACAGGTATTATGGGTGACTTTATCGAATATAGAGATGAAGATGGAATGTGCATATTGAAAGTGATGTGGAAAGACGATGACCATGCTTTGGTCTGGAGTCGATACCGTCACGATGATTTTGATTCGATGCTAGAAGATGAGGTTTAACATGGAAAAGGTAACAAAGATCAAACTAAATAATAGAATCAAAAAACTTGGCTATGACCTAGAATTCTGGTGTGATCGATCTGGTGGTCAGTGGGTCATAGAGGGATTCGATAAAAATGGCACATGGTTTTCAAGAGGTACCTGTGTCATGTGGTTGCACCATCTAAGTTTCAAACAATGGATTGAAACGGCAATCCGATTCCACAACAATTCTGAGGTGTAGCATGACATTATACCGAATCAAAAAGGAATTTCAAAAGGAATACAAAGCATCAATCAGACATTCGATTTTCAAGCGTGTTGACACACAACTCGTATCTGGTACATACATTCACACCTATGCACCGGTGGTTGCCATGTCCGGTACTATTGAAGAGAATGGCATGGTCTTTAAAAAGGTGGTGGCTGACATGTCTGAGAAGTTTCCAGATCTTTTTCAAGAAGTTGAGGAAATGTAATGATCCTTTTTTAACAAAAAAGATCAGTTATATGGAATAAAACTGGAACGTTTTATTCCGAATCGGTTAAACTATATATATAAGGTAAGAACTTAAAGAGGTATAAAATGCAAAACAAACTAGAAATAACAAACACACTAATCAATCAAACCATCTATGGAAAGAACGGTGCCAGAAATCAAATCAAATTGATACAGCATCAGTATGAATCTTGGATGCTTTTAATTGACAGCGGATGCGTACAATCCGATGTGGATGATTTAGAAGAACTTATCATGGATCTGCAAATGCATGTATCTTGGATTAAAGAACAATATAACTTGTAACAACCCATAACTATTCGAGGTGTAAAATGAATAGACATGACAACCTACCAGATGACTGGAATTCATACTGGACAAAATGCAACTATCACAACCACACATATCATCAATCTGAATGGTGTATGTACTGCCAGATGGAAGATGAACAAGAACAAGAACAAGAGTTGATCGCTGTTGAATTGACAGCAAGACTCATGATCTATGTTATCAACTACCATGGCGGTGAAGATTGTGAGATGACCAAAACCAAAGATGCCATTCTGGCATTCAGTTTCACAAGTGAAAACCAAGAAGATAAGAAAGAACGTTTTCACATCTTCCAATCAAATAATAAATTCTATATTTATCTAACAGAAGATGATGCAGAATGTATCGACCCACCAAGTGATAACTGGTGGAGAACAGCAAGATTATCAATTCTGGAAGTTGAATCAACTGTGGATGATGTTGTGCAAAGTGAGTTCTCAAAAGGAATCGATCAAATCTTTGGAGGTGAGTGATGGGATTGGGACTGATAAAGAAATATCCAGAAAATATTGATCTTAGTAAACAACGATATAAACTAGTGCCGATCTGGCAGATACGACACCACATGCAAAACTTTGATCTGTATGAAAATCTAAAACAGGTGCGATCTGCGCATCCAGATAATGTACCGATCGGTGAATACTCCATTGCCTATGTGGATGATCAGGGAAGGGTCTACTGCAAATTCATATATGAAAAAAGGAGAGACTTGCATGGTGATGCATCTAGTTTCCTGTTCTGGATGGTAAGTGAGGTGCAAAATGACTAACGCAAAATTGATTGCTTTATGGTTTAACGACGATGGATCAAACTGGTATCTTGATGGCAATAAACTAAGTGGCATCACAAATTCTTTGAATGTATGGTTCTTGGGTATACGAACAGGTGACCATTTAGATGAGGTGTGCAAAGCCGTCAATGATTTCGCATATTCAAAATCAAATGTTGAAACCTATCACCCAGAATATGGAACAGGAATGTGGGATCAGATCTGGGTATTTGATGATGGTTCATACATAGCAGAATCAAACGGATACTGGGATGTGTCTGAAGATGATGGCACCTGTTGGAATGGGTACCGACTTGTGGAGGTGCCATGAAATTTGAAATGAAAAAAAGAATGGATCAACTCAATAAATATTCACATCTAATCTTGACCACTATTCTGTCTGGATACTGGGTGAACAAGTATGGACGAAATGAAGATGGCAAGATTGTCACCGGATGGAATGACCACCTGATGGGCTACAGTTCTGACTATCTGATCGCCTGTATAATCGTCTATGAGTTTGGATGGTATCGTGTCCAGAAGCACGATCTGTTGATGAATAAACTAATTGCAAATGTGTTCAAGTAAATTCGAGGTGTAAAATGAACAAAATATATCAGTACAAAAATCATACAATCATAAAAACTAACTTTAAAAGAAGAACCATCAAACGTTGCTTTGATAACTTCTATTCATCATGGGCATGGCTATATGTTGTTAGAGGTGCTTTGATCAATCATCATGTGATATTTGGGTGTACTTCTATCGACCAATGCAAAGAGGAAATTAATGAAGCGATAAGGGGTGCCAAATGAATAGCATGAGAATAGTGGAACGCATGAGAACATGGCGTTTAAAAAAACGATATACACAAACTGAAATTGCAAAAATGTTGAATGTTGACCAGAAAACCATATCCAGATGGGAACGGCTACAGATCGAACCAAAAGAAGAACAACTTGAAATGATTCAGGCATTAATAGAGTATGAAGAATTGCAAGATTGGTTGATGCCAACAAACAAATTTGACGTGAATGAAGATCTGTTGACTTTTACTGTGGTGGAGAATGTTGAATACTTTGTGCCATGGTACTACGATAAAAAGAACATGATCAGTTGCATAAATTGGAAACAACTTGAACGTGATCAAAATAAATCATTCAACTTTAGTGATTGCCTAAAGCATCTGATAAACACATGCAGTAGTAACTTGCCATTTTTAAAAGTATCAAACGTGGTTGAAATGGTTGAAATAGATTATTTTTGGCAACAACTTGAACAGGTAAACCTAACCTGTTGGATAATCGTGCAGAATGGAACCATATTGAAAGTGTTTGAAAACTGGGATGCTATGATGAAATTCATGGAAGAAGTAAAAGACAAAGGTTTTGTGTATGAAGTTGGTTGGAACGATTCATTAACAGTAGTTCCAACTACTGAAAACTTTATACTTGAGATCATCAATCATACAGATGATGGTCAAATCAATTATGAGATTAAAGAATTCAAAAATATCAAATATATTAAGGAGATAACATGAGAAACGTTAACAGTTTGCCAAATGGAAGAATTGTTTTGGCTTGCTTGGATTGTGGACACAAGCACGATCTGGCTAAATTTGGATGGAGCAAAATAGTGTGTTCTGGTTGTAAAAAAATCATTCACAATCCTGTACATGAAAACATAGAAGATGAAACCCGCAAAACCAATCTGATGCTGTCCAGTATGGATCGCCAGTATATTGGAACGATTGCAACGATTCATGGTGTTTCTAAATCACGTGCCTTGACACAGATCCTTGAATACTCACGTCAAGAATATCAAGCATCCGGTGGTCAACTCATAGAAGATTCATTCAAGGATGATCCCAAAAGAAAGAAAAGGATCAAGCAATAAAAAAAGATGAATAAAACTGTCACGTTTTATTCCCGAATCGGTTAAACTATATATATAGCAATTAGGCTATATCTAACCAAAAGGTGAAAAATGCAAAACACAAAAACAAAACGTAAACTTCCAAAATGGATTGACAAGTTACCAACAGGCTTTGATCATTCTCACATTGTCAAAGGTAAGAAAAGCGAGAAAAACAAATTGCTTGTTTTAAAAACAATAACAGGCGACTTCTTAATTCTTAAAGCCTACAACTGGCATGTAAAGTATCCCAGAAGAGACATGTATAAAGGTGACTTTTCAAATGCTGAATACAGATTGACTGATTCAGAAATGGAAGTGATTGAAAGAATCATTACAAAACTACAATAACAACAACCAAGGGTGGGGGAAACCCCACCCACTTTTATAGGTGTAAAAAATGGAAATAACAACAAGACAAAAATTCATAGTTAAAAATGAATTGGATGATGATTCAGCCACTATCATTAGATTAAAAACTGCAATAGAAGAATGCATCTTAGATGATATAGATATAGAAAACTCGGTGTTTGGTGAATCGTATCAAAGCTGCGGTTCAATTCTAGAATATCTTCTGTGTGTGTGTAAAGAACACACAAGGGATACTTCTTATATTTGTGGAAGGGGTGGGCACCACATTTGGGTTGCTAACAAAAATTATAAAAGAGTTCTATTCATAAAAGAGGTGTAAAATGAACGATGAACAAAAGAAATATTTATGGCACAACAAATGGGTGGTCAAAAGAGGTGATCAAACTTTCATCAAGTTTGCTGGTTTGCTTTGGTTAGCACATCAGATGGGCATGGAATCATTAGAGTCATACCCAGTCAGAGAAGATTATGAGAATAATCTGTTTGTGTTCGAAGCAACAGCCAAAGGTCGCAAGATTATTGGTGGAGCAGTTCGAGAAGTAAAGTTTTCCGATCAAGGCGATGCCGATCCAAGCAATACTGGAAAGATGATAATACCACACATCAGACGTATGGCAAGCACAAGAGCAATGGCACGTGTGCTTAGAATATACTGTGGAGTGGGCATGACTTCTTATGAAGAATGTAATTTCAGTCAGAATGGTGATTCTGGCTAACAAAAAATATTGATAAGTTTTGAATGGTGGAGAGTTTCTTTTGAGTTTGTATTTTTCTTTCCACCATTCTTTTATTGGAGGATATATGAGTATTAAAGAATTCAAATGGATGAACGTCAACGATCTGGTGCCTTGGAAAGATAACCCACGGCACAACGATGATGCTGTGCCATTCGTTGTTGAAAGTCTGCAAGAGGTTGACTGGGGCACACCGCTTGTGATTCAAGCCAACACCAACATGATTATTTGTGGGCATACTCGTTTAAAAGCTGCAAAGCATTTGGGCATGACAGAAGTGCCATGCACCATACTTGAGATAACCGATGAAAAAGCAAAGATTATGGCTATTGCAGATAATAAAACTGGTGAAATAGCAGACTGGGATGAATCAAAACTTCTTGAACTCGTACAGGACATGACACCAGATGAACTTAAAGCAACAGGATTCAACCAAGATGAACTGGATGCATTAATGAATGACGGTGATTATGAGCCGGCACCACTACCAGAACCACCACCCAAGGTCTTTACAGATCTGACGTTTAAACTGTTAAAAGGCAACTGTCTTGAACGTCTTAAAGAGTTGCCAGATAACTCAATTGATTCTATAGTAACTGATCCACCTTATGAACTTGGATTCATGGGCAAATCTTGGGATAGTACTGGGATCGCATATTCTGTTGAGTTGTGGCAAGAATGCTTGAGGGTTCTCAAGCACGGTGGTCATCTGGTTGCATTTAGTGGATCAAGAACAGTCTTTCCAATGGGTGTTGCTATAGCAGAAGCCGGATTTGAAGTGCGTGACATGATTAGTTGGATCTACACATCTGGATTCCCTAAAAGCCTTGACATATCCAAAGCCATCGATCAGAAGTTTGGAGCAACAGATCAGCGTGTTAAGGTTGGAACTAAATCTTCTGGAATCGCTAACAAAAATGAAAAAGGACGGCATACCATAGGTGCAAGCAAATCTGTAGAAGTAGACATAACTGCTCCAGCAACAGATGAAGCAAAAAAATGGTTTGGATGGGGCACAGGATTAAAGCCAAGTCAAGAACCGGCTGTGTTAGCAAGGAAACCGATTGACCCAGAATGCAAGAGTATTGCTGAAAACGTTTTGAAGTGGGGCACCGGTGGTTTAAACATAGAAGCCGGAAGATTTGCCTATGGCGATGACTGCTGGTTTGGTAGTTCAGAAGCAACCAAACCTGTGCCATTACATGAAAACTTGACAACAACTGTGAACAAATTTAACACCTGTGATTTTGTTGTGAATAACTGGAGTGAAAATGGCAGATGGCCTTCCAACACATTCCATTGTACAAAACCACAAAAGAAAGAAAAAAACCAAGGGCTTGCACATATTGAGGGAAGAACAGGTGCTGTGGTTACTAATAGGAAAGAAGATTCAGATGGTTTGAATTCTCCAAGGGCTGGTGCTGGTAGGACTGGTGATGACATTAAAAACTTTCATCCAACTGTCAAGCCTTTAAAACTAATGAGGTGGCTGTGTCGATTGCTAACACCACAAGGTGGTACTGTTCTTGATCCGTTCTTGGGTTCCGGTACTACTGCATGCGGTGCTATAATAGAGGGGTTCCATGCTGTTGGTTGTGAAATGACTGATGACTATTTTGAACTAATAGAAGCAAGAGTGGAAGATGCCAAACGGCAATATGTTGAAAGTTTCAAGGAGTGATGATGGCACGTAAAACTAAACTAAATGAACAGGTAATTCAAAAAATCTGTACTGCGATCAGACTTGGTTGCACCGTTCAACTGTCTGCTGGATATGCTGGCATAACTGTGCGCACCCTATATTATTGGATTCAACGTGGTAAAGAAGATCAGCGTGGTCAGTACCACGATTTTTTCACACGCTATAAAGAGGCAGAAGCAATTGGTGCAGTTAATAATCTTGCATGTATTAATTCTTCCGCAAAAGGTGGTGACTGGAGAGCAGCTGCATGGATTCTTCAAACACGTCATGGATATACTCAAAATTCACAGAACATCGTTGACCCATTGCATGAACAGGTTGAAGCACGACAGGTTAACGTCAAAGAACTTCTGGAAGCAGTAAAAGTTAACCAACGCAAATTGCAGAAGATAGAACCGGAAACAGAATGAAAGATGCATGCCCATGTTGTGAATGCGATCCGTGTGATTGTCATAAGTAAAGATGAACAAACGTGAACTGCTGAACATATTTGAGCAACAGCAATTGCTTTTGAGTATCCAAGCAAATCACCCACTTGCCTTGGCACGTTTATGGTCACCAAGATGTGAACGGTGGAGTGGTCTTGAAAATGACGAAAGACCAACTGGATGCGGTGAACCCATGCGACATCTACACACCACTAAATTCTTTTGTCCTAATTGCAACATAGAGGAAACCAGAACAAGTCAAAAGCATGCGTTAATTAATATGGGAACAGAAGCGCATCTGATTGGAGGTGGGAACCGTGCTGGCAAAACAGATCTGGGTGCGCAGTTAGCAGTCGCTGTCGCTTTAGGATCAAATGATTGGAGTGTACAGCAATGGCTTGAACTAAACGATCTGCCATCGAATCTTATACAAGAACAACCAACCACCGTGTGGTGTGTCGCTTTATCGTATGGTGATTCTATAGAATATGTAAGACCAAAACTGGATAAGTACATGCCAAGAACCACAACCAAAAGCAAGTGGAATGCTCAAGATCGTGCCACCGCTGTATTCGAGAACGGTGGCAAGATTGTCTGCCTTAGTTATGAAGCAGGACGCAAGAAGTTCCAAGGAAAAGGTGTGAAGATGGTATGGATTGATGAGGAAGGCAACGATGATCAAGTGTTTCAAGAATGTCTGTTGAGAACGGTTGATCTAAATGGGCGTGTATTAGTAACTGCCACACCTGTTGATGGTTTGAATTGGTTGTTTGATCAGTTCGTTGAGGAAATTCGCAATGGATTCACACGTGTACAAATATCTGGATTGGACAACCCATGGATCAATAGTTTGAAGTTAAGGCGCACCGTGGCACACATGTCAGAAGCCGTCCAAAGAACAAGACTGTTTGGTGATTTCGTCAGTCAAGAGGGTTTGGTGTATTCTGAATTTGATCCACGTCATCACGTTATTGAACCGTTCCAGATACCAGAAGATGGTGAAGTGTACAGAGCGGTGGACTTTGGTGTGAGGAATCCATGGGCAACGTTGTGGGTGTATAGAGATCGATCTGGTTTATTCGGTGCAGATGATGCGCTGTATGTGTTTCGAGAATACTACATGACCAACAGGACAACGCTTGAGAATGGGCGTGAGATGTTAAGACTTTCGAGAAACGATCCAAAACCAAGATTCACCGTGGCAGATTCCGCTGGTAAAGATGCACGATTGATTCTGGCACGTGAACTCCAAGTGACAACACAAGCAAGCCCAAAAGAATTGGGTATGAATACAATGATTGGACTGGTTAAAGAGTATCTGCAAATTTATGCAGATGGGCAACCACGTCTTTTTATTTTTTCGTCATGTACAAATCTGATACAGGAAATGCGAAAATATCGGTGGAGTAAAACACGAAACAAAGATCAACCAATGAAACAGGATGATCATGCGTTAGATGCGCTCAGATATTTGATCGGTTATCTTTCCAGATATGATAAGGTGAACCACATGAGAACAAGGTGAATCAAATGAAATGGTATGAGCGTTTATTTACACGTATTGGTATAAGTTCTGAACAGAAACATTTTGAACGTATTGACGAAAAACCAACAGAGATCAAACATGGGGCATCGTATATCTCCAACGGTGGGCGATCTGCATATTCTCAATTGGGTTCACTAGGTGCCTATGTTCAACACCCTTATGTGTATGCAGCTTTATCAAGAATCTCACAAGATTTAGCCATGACACCTTTGAAACTGATTAGTGGAAAAGGGAAAAACTCAAAGATTATTGATGACCATCCAGCAATTGATTTGCTTGAAGAACCCAGCACCGGTGTTGATCAATTTAGTTTTTTAGAGCAGTTAACCATCGATCTGGTTGCAGCTGGGAACGCATACATTTTGATTCTTGGTGAATCCGATGTGCCGGTGTCCATTGTCCGATTGCATCCAGAACAGGTGGGTATCGTTACAAATGAACATGGCATCATTGCATATCGTTTTGATAGTGACGGTGCGATCAGTACATATCCACCGGATCGGATTGTTCATATTCGGAACGCTACATGGGCAACTGGTTTGCAAGGGCTTTATGGAGTTGGAGCCGTGCAACCAACTCAACAGGAAATCAAAGCAGATCTGAATGTTAGTGGATTGGTAGAAGTAGCCAGTAAAAAAGGACGACCAGATGTGATTCTGTCACCCAAAAATGAATTAGATATTTGGCAAGAGGAAACAAGGCGTGATGTTCTTGAACGATATAATGGAATGGTCAAGGAGGGTGGTGCCATCGTCCTATCTGGACAGGTACAAGTTGACATGGCACAAACTACACCACGTGATGTAGAATTCAAAAGCGTTAAAGAGTTCAGCAAACTTGCAATCACAGCTGCATTTGGCACACCACTTTCAGTATTAGGTGAGGGATCTGCTAACTATGCAACAGCAAGACAAGAATCCGTGATCCATTGGTCAAACGTTGAGAAACGTGGCAAGAAGATTGCATGGGCATTAACCAAGATCGCAAGACGTTTTGATCCATCGTTGCGTTTTGAATTTGATTATTCTGAAGTAGAAGCCGTGAATTCTATGAGAACAGAACAGATAACCAGAGCAACTTCCCATATCATGAATGGTATGGAAGCCGGATCGGCATATAGTTATGAGGGAATGCATGATGCTCCTATCGGAACTAACCAAGACACAAGTGAACCAGAACCAGAAACACCAATCATAGAAGATGAAGAACAGGTAACAAGTTTGGCAAGTTGGTTGATAAAGTCAACTGATGATGAAATCACAGAAGATTTAGAAGATCTGTGTATTCACGATTTAGTTAAAAAAGGGAGTGTCGGTGATGTTGACCCCACAAATTTTCCTGTTGATGGTGAAGATCAAAGCGTTAGTCTTAACAACAGCCAGTGGGAAACATTCGATCCAGCCTATGCACAAGACCTTAAAGAAAACCACCCAAGAATCTGGAAAGCCGGTGGAAACATAGAGGGCAATAATCAATACAGAAGATTGTACCCAATAGCAACCAGAACAAGTAAGATTGCCAAAACAGATACAGAGGAAATGGCAATCCGTAAAAGAGAGGCATGGAACGCAAGACATTTTGAAGATGGATCACAGCATAGCGATCCAGAACTATCACCAAACTTGTCAAACGTTGCTGGAATCGTAGCACAGATC